ATCAACAAGATGTAGACGCTCAAATAGCTGCACAAACAGAGATATCTTCTCTAACTATGGATGCGGCTAGGCTAAATCAAGTAAAAGCTCAAAAACCAACTAGGTCTTTACAGGAAGAAACACCTGTAGCACAACCACAAGGTGGTTATGCTAATGCTTCTCAATTAAAGCAAGCAGCACAGCAAATGGACCCTAAAGCCGAACAATGGGCTTCTAAAAACACTTGGTTTGGTACAGATAATGCTATGACTTATACTGCATTTGATATACATAAGAAGTTGACTGAGGAAGAAGGGTATGATCCTTCTAGTGAAGAGTATTATCAAGAAGTGGATAAAAGGATAAGACTTGAATTTCCTCAAAAATTTGGTACAACAAATGCTACTACACAAGAGAAACCTTCTCAAACTGTAGCATCAGCCAAACGTCCGGGTATGGTAGGACGCCGTAAAACTGTGAAACTCACACCATCACAGGTAGCAATAGCTAAACGATTAGGTGTGCCACTTGAAGAATATGCGAAACAATTAGTCGCGAAGGAGGCATAAGCATATGGAAAACGAAACAAAAACAAACAAAACTTCTCGCGTGAGTCAGACTAGGGAAAAAGAATCCCGTAAAAGAGTTTGGACTCCTCCATCATCTTTAGATGCACCCCCTGCACCTGATGGGTACAGACATCGTTGGATAAGAGCTGAAAGTATGGGTTTCGATGATACCAAAAATATCATGGGTAAACTTAGAGCTGGTTGGGAATTGGTGAGAGCCGATGAATATCCAGAAGGAGACTTTCCAGTTGTATCAGACGGAAAACATAGTGGGGTAATCGGAGTTGGTGGCCTACTGCTAGCTAGGATACCGGAAGAGATCGCGAAGTCTAGAGAAGACTACTTTAAACAACAAGTAGCTGATCGAGAACAGGCAGTCGAAAACGACCTTATGAAGGAGCAGCATAATGCGATGCCGATCAATCAAGATCGACAGAGCCGTGTAACTTTTGGTGGCTCCAAGAAGAACTAATCTTTTAGTTATTCCGAATCATCAATTAAACTAACAAAAGGAGTAAAACAAAATGGCAAATCAAGACAGCCCAAGTGGTTTGAAACCTGTTGGTAAGATTGGACAAAATGCAGATAACCAAGGTATGTCTGAATATCAGATAGCTGACAACGAAGCGTCTTCTATCTTTCAGGGAGACCCTGTTATACCACAAGCCTCTAACACAGGTTTTATCGATGTAGCAGCTGCTGGCAATACACTACTTGGTGTATTTTGGGGATGTAATTATACAGATCCAACAACCGGAAAACCAACGTTTCGAAACCATTACACACAAACAAATATCACTTCTGGTGATATAGACGCTTTCGTATATGACGATCCTTACGAAAGATTCGAAGTACAAGGTGATGGTGCTTCAGCGAGAACAGATATATTTAAAGTTGCAGATATTGTATATGCGGCTGGTTCAACAGTAAATGGTACATCCAATGTTGAATTAGACGTATCCGATTTAGCTGCTACTGATGGTCAACTAAGAGTTGTCGGTATATCTACTGATCCAAACAATAGCGAATTGGGTTCAGCAAATGTAAACTACATTGTTTATATTAATGAGCACACATTCCACACAGCATTATAATAGGAGTAATTAAATTATGGCTATATCACGTAATCAACTAGTTAAAGAACTAGAGCCAGGTTTGAATGCACTATTCGGCTTGGAATACAATCGTTATGAAAATCAACACGAGGAAATCTTTACTAAAGAAACTTCAGACAGAGCTTTCGAAGAGGAAGTAATGTTAAGTGGTTTCGGGGGTGCCAGTGTTAAACCAGAGGGTTCTGCAGTTGTTTTTGACAATGCGCAGGAAACTTACACAGCTAGATATCAGCACGAGACTGTTGCATTAGCTTTCGCAATTACTGAGGAAGCTATTGAGGACAACCTTTATGATAGACTATCAAGCAGATATACAAAAGCTTTAGCACGTTCAATGGCTAACACCAAACAGGTGAAAGCTGCTAACGTATTAAACAGAGCTTTTAATAACAGCTTTTTAGGCGGTGATGGAATAGAGCTTTGCGCTACTGACCACCCAACTATCTCAGGTACTGTCAGCAATGAGTTATCAACTTCAGCTGATCTTTCTGAAACATCTATTGAGCAAGCATTAATTGATATTAATGCATTCACAGATGAAAGAGGATTGAAAGTTGCAGCACAAGGAGTAAAAATGATTATTCCTTCTGAACTTCAATTCACAGCGGAAAGAATCATGAAGTCTGCTAACAGAGTTGGAACAGCCGATAATGATCTCAATGCATTGAAGAGCATGGGTATGATCCCACAAGGTTATGTAGTTAATAACTATTTAACTGATACTGATGCTTTCTTCATTATCACTGACGTTCCTAACGGTATGAAATACTTTGAAAGATCACCAATCAAAACTTCAATGGAAGGTGATTTTGATACCGGTAACGTAAGATACAAAGCAAGAGAGAGATATTCTTTTGGATTCTCTGACTTCAGAGGTATCTACGGTTCACCTGGTGCATAATAAGTAATTTTATAAATACTTTTAAAAGGGGCCTTATGGCCCCTTTTTTTATGGGAAAATCAGTTGACTTTATGGGAAATTAATGTACAAAATTAAAGCGGATAATATTGACAAGGAGATATATTATGACCGCACTATCACAGTCTTTAATCGCTGAGAAAATTAAACTCGAATCTCAGTGGAATTCTCATTATCTTAATACTGGTAAAGAAACTCTTGAGATGAAATCTATTGAAGAGAGAATCAAAAGAATTTTAGCTAAAATAAGATGGAGACATCAAGACTATGAGAGTCATTTATTTTTTAAATAAACTTGCTCTCTAAATAAAAATGGCTATATTTAACCTTCTAGGAAAATAAAACAAGCATACAGACTGACCTAGCAGACGCACGTAGAGACTGTATGTATTTTACTACGGAGGTAAAACATGGCGAAAACCACATTTTCAGGACCAGTCATTTCAAAGAATGGCTTTCAAAACTTTGGCCCTGGTATGTCTGTTAGCTTAACAGCTGACACAACTTTAACTGTAGCAGCTCACGCTGGAAAAATTTTACTTACAAACGATGCGGATGGTAAATTCACTTTACCAAGTATTAATGTAAGTAGTAATGCAGCATCATCTGGTGATACAGATTTTAGTAACTTAAATAATATTGGTGCAACTTTTAATTTTTTTGTTGAAACTGCTGCAACCGATATGGACATCTTAACAGACGGCACTGATAAGTTTAAAGGTGCTATTCTAATTGGTGTAGATGATGGTGCAAAAAAAGCTTTTGTACCAGCTGCAACAAATGATGTTATTACTATGAATGGTTCTACGAAAGGTGGAATCGTGGGTAGTATTGTATCTTTCACAGCGATTGATACTGCTACATATTTGGTTCACAGTTCTTTACTGATTGGATCAGGTACAATAGTAACACCATATGCGGATGCATAATAATTAATTAAGTGTGGGCTTCGGCCCACGCTTCAATTTAAAAGGAGAAAATATATGTCAGGTGGAAGTTCATTTTCAAGTGATCAAACGACCCTTAATAAAACTACAGGCGCAGCTTCTGCATTAAAAGTAGGTAGAACTAGAGTTACATCTATTCAAGGAAGAGGCGAAGCAGGTTCTGTTTTATCTCTACATGATGCGGCTACTGCAGGCGCAGCAGATAGTGGTAACTTAAAAGCTATTTATAGATATGAAACTGAAGGATTAGAAGTTTATATTCCTGGTTCAGGTATTTTATTTAAGTTAGGACTGATTGCTACACTTACTCAATCAAGTGGAACAGACGGAAGCGTTACTTTAACTATTACAGGAGCTTAAAGGTTTACAATGGCTACATCCGGTACAACAGCTTTTGATCTTGATATAGATGAAATAATTCAAGAAGCATACGAGCGTTGTGGTGTAACGGCTCGAACTGGTTATGGTATTAAAAGTGCTAGACGTTCTTTAAATATACTATTTTCAGAATGGGGAAATAGAGGTCTTCATTTATGGAAAGTGTCTTTAGCTGCAGTGCCTTTAGTAGAAGGACAGGCAGAATACAATTTTGCTAGTGATAACACTAATTTTCCAAACGATATCAATGAAGTATTAGAAGCTTATGTTAGAAATAACTCTACAGCAACAGCCCCTGTTGACACTCCTATATCTAAAATAGATAGGTCAACATATTCCGCTATTGCAAACAAATTATCTAAAGGAACACCCAGTCAATATTATGTAGATAGAACAACTTCTCCTAGTATTTTTTTATATCAAACACCAAGTAGTAGTTTTTCTGGTGCAACTCATTTACTCAAATTTTATTACCTTAAAAGAATTGAAGACGCCGGATCATATACAAAACAAGGAGATGTTGTTTATAGATTTATTCCGTGTATGTGTGCAGGATTATCTTATTATCTGAGTTTAAAAATAGCTCCTGATAGAACACAAAATTTAAAATTATTATATGAAGATGAACTAGCAAGAGCTCTTACAGAAGATAGTTCTTCTACTAGTACTTTCTTAACACCAAAGGTATACTTTCCAACAGTATGAGTTTTGCAAGAGGTAAATACGCTAAAGCGATATCCGATAGAAGCGGCATGGCTTTTCCATATAACGAAATGGTTAAAGAATGGAATGGTTCTCTAGTTCATATTTCTGAATTTGAACCAAAACAACCACAATTAGAATTGAAAGTTAAACCAGCTGATCCCGAAGCATTATTAAATTCTAGAAAAGATAGAACAGAGCCAAGTGTTCCTGTATTATTAAATATTAATTCTCTAAAAACAGGTAGTTCAGGTTCTTCTACTATAACAGTTACAGAAATAAATCACGGAAGAGCAACTAGTGATACAGTTCGTTTCAGAGATGTTGCAACTTTCGACGGCATAACTGCATCTAATATTAATAAAGCAACAGGATATACTATTACAAAAGTAGATGATGACAGCTATAGTTTTAGTGTAGACACAGATACAGCAACAACAGGTAATATAAAAGGAGGGGGCGGAATTGCGTCAGCAGGGCCCGTAACAATCACAGGATGACAATGGATCTTAGCACATTAAGAACAAACCTTAGAA